ATCTCGCAAATATCGGAGCCGCCGCTACTGCTGATGTAAATCAAAAACTAAAATGAGTATTTTTGTTTACTTAAGCTACTATGTGTGATATTATTATTGAGTTAACTACTAAATTTTGTCATTTATGTGAGGATAAGAAATGAACATCTCTCAAAACACTCTTTCTGTTCTGAAGAGTTTTACTTCAATTAATCCATCTTTGTATGTCAATTCTGGAAACGTTGTGAAAACGATCTCTCCACAAAAGACTATTATTGCTCGAGCAGAGGTCGATGATTCTTTTGAAACACCATTCGGAATTTATGATCTGAATCAGTTTCTCAGTACCGTAAGTATTTTCGAGTCACCTGATTTTGATTTTGGTGATCGTTCTGTCGAGATCAAGAATGGTGTGTCATCAGTCACCTACGGTTATGCTGATGCTAACATGATTATGCAGGCCCCAGAAAAAGATCTTGATCTGCCTGATATTGTCGTTGAATTTGAACTTAAAGATGATGTGTTCAAGAAAACAATGGCTGCGGCAAGTGTTCTTCAACTTCCAAATTGGTCGGTGATTGGTTCAGGCGGTGATGTAACTCTAGTTGTTGGTAACTCTAAAGATGAATCATCCAATACTTTCCGCACTGTGGTCGGTTCAACCGATCTTGAATTTGATCTGGTGTTTAAGGTCGAAAATCTAAAGTTCATGCCAGCAGACTACACTGTTCGGATTTCTTCGAAGGGCATCAGCCACTTCTCAACTAATGGAGGTAAGCTGCAGTACTACATTGCAACTGAAAGCCGGTAATAGTAAATTGGTAAAGTGTGAAAAACATCCTGATTATACTGGTTCTAAAAAACCTAGAACCAAATGTGAAAAGTGTAAAGAGATCTGGGAAACAGCAGAGCTGTTAAAGATTCCAGATTTTCTGAAACGCAAACCTTAACTAAGGATTATATTATGCAAGAATTGTGGGTAGAGCGATATCGTCCGTCCAAGATCGACGATTGTATTCTTCCAGCAGAGCTTAAGCAAACGTTTGCCAACTTTGTGGGCAAAAACTATGTGCCAAATCTTCTCCTCGCCGGCGGTCCAGGTGTTGGCAAGACTACGGTTGCAAGAGCGATGCTGGAAGAATGCGACTTTGATTATATCGTAATCAATGGTTCGATGAATGGTAACATCGACACACTTCGTGTGGAGATTAAAAACTTTGCATCGACAGTATCTCTTACTGGTGCTCGTAAATATGTAATCCTTGACGAGGCTGACTATCTAAATCCTCAGTCGACTCAGCCTGCTCTCCGTAATTTTATGGAAGAGTATTCCAAGAACTGTGGATTTATTCTAACATGTAACTTCAAGAATCGAATCATCGAGCCACTACACTCTCGGTGCTCGGTTATTGAGTTCAAGATTCCGACAAAAGAAAAACCAAATCTAGCATCTGGGTTTATGTCTCGGGTTCAGACAATTCTTAAATCAGAAAATGTGACTTTTGATCCACAGGTGATTGCAGAACTGATTAAAAAGCATTTTCCTGATTGGAGGAGGGTACTTAATGAACTACAACGGTATTCTGCTACTGGTAATATTGACACTGGCATTCTTGTCAATCTGGGCGATGATAATTTTAAGAAACTCATCTCCCTTCTGAAGGATAGAAACTTCAAGGAAATGCGAAAATGGGTCGGTCAGAACTCTGACATTGAACCATCGGTGCTTTATAGGAAACTATATGATACTTCCTCTGAGCACATAAATGAAAGATCAATACCGCAGTTGGTATTGCACATCGCAGACTATTCGTATAAGGCTGCCTTCGTTAGTGATCAAGAAGTTAATCTTGTTGCTTGTCTAACAGAGATTATGTCTGACTGCGAGTTCAAATGAATCCATTTGATTATGTGAATGCAATAAATTCTGGTAAGGACATCATGTCAAATACTGATAATGATGAACTAGCCGAAAAGGGATACAACCCATATCTAACCAACCGTCAGTTCTCATATTTTGAAGATACTGTTCACTATGCCAACGTGATGAATATGTATTCACACCTGGAAAGTAAACTGCAATTTTCATTTTTAATAAATATGATTAGGCCCAAAAGGCGATTTGCCAAATGGGCCAAGACTGAACATCACGATGATCTTGAGGCGGTGGTAGAGTATTATGGGTATAGTTATGATAAAGCCAAACAGGTCATGGATATTCTGTCTTCTCAACAGATAAAAGAAATAAAAGCAAAGCTTGAGAAGGGTGGTTTGAAAAAATGAGTTTCAATATAAACAATCTCGTCGAGGTGCGTCTGAAAAGCGATGATGACTTTTTAAAAGTCAGAGAGACTCTCACTCGCATCGGCGTTGCATCTAAAAAAGAACAAATACTTTATCAGTCATGCCATATTCTGCACAAGCAGAAAAGGTACTTCATTGTGCACTTCAAGGAGCTATTTGCACTTGACGGTAAACCTTCGAACATGTCAGATTCAGATACTGCTAGAAGGAACACGATTGCTAATCTGCTGAAGGAGTGGGATCTCGTAGAGATCTTGAGTCCGTCTCAGACTGATAACCCAGTGGCTCCTATCAGTCAGATCAAAGTTCTACCATTTAAAGAGAAAAATGACTGGGAGCTGGTGGCGAAGTACAATATCGGCAAGAAAAAAATTATAAGTGATTGAGTTCTTTACATAAAAAAAATCAAAAAAACGGTTGACATATTATCTTCCACGATATAGAATGTATATATGATGAATAAGGAGATGAACATGTGTAGCGAATGGAAGAAATCGGATTGGCGCACCACGGAAACGTGGGAGTCTGTTAATTGCTCGACCGGCGATGTGACAATCACCAAGGTTGCGTGAAATGGGTGACATTATCAAAATCCGTGGCTTGACACGACATGGTAAGAACCGTGTTCGTGAGCACGGTGAGATGTGGGAAGTGACTGACTGGAAGTCACCACTGCGTCCTGGTGAACAATCAATCCGCTCGCTTAAAACTGGTGAAGAGCGTTGGCTCGATTCAGAAAATTTTGAGATTGTTTTGCCTTCGAGGTTTTGAATTATTCCACGGTAGCTCAGTTGGTAGAGCAGACGGCTGTTAACCGTCTGGTCGTAGGTTCGAGTCCTACCCGTGGAGCCATTTTTAGGAGATATGTATGGAATATGCAATTACTATTTTGAGTCTTGCTGTAATCTGCTTAGTTGTAGTGAATGTGATTGATTATTTTTGGCATAAGCGCATTGAGCATCGTCTTGACCGATTAGATGGTGCAACACAAAATAACATGCGCCGCCAAAAAAATATGCAGCATGAGGATTTGTTGAAGTAGTATAGATGCCGGCGTAGCTCAGTTGGTAGAGCAGTTGATTTGTAATCATCAGGTCCGCGGTTCGAGTCCGTGCGCCGGCACCACCACAACAGAGGATATATGATGAAAAAGCGAGAACAAGTATTTGCAGGTGTTACTGTAACAGGTGTTGCAGCTAAAATCACAGCAGAATTGGAAATTTTTAAGCGAAAACCAGATGTTTATAATCACAATAAGAATCCGACGTGGTTAAATCCTTCAAATGATGAACTGAAGCACATTTATAATATGACCGCATTTGTCCGTGCCTATAAGTGGGGTCGTGGATTTACACATCGTTGTCAATTTGCACCTCGCAGTTCTTTTTATCTTGAGGAATATCTGACAAACAATTTTAATTGATTGGAAATCTATTTACAAACAATGTAGGATGTGGTAGTATATAAACATAATGATTAATCAATCTGTCTCTGATGAGTCCGTAGGGACGAAACCCCGAAAGGGGTCAGACAGCGAATGACCTGGTGGTGTAGTTGTCAGCAGTGTAGTAGGTTCTGAGGTTAGATATATCCGATAAGATTGCCGCGGCGGTCTGTGTAGGCATCCAAAGATAAACCACCGTTTTTTTGAAACTGAAAAGAAAGTGACTTATTATGACTAAGACTGAACGAGTTCTCACCGCACTACAGAATGGTGAGCAGCTTACTGTGAAGCAGATCCGTGCACGTTTTGGCGTTGCCAATCCGACCGCACTGATTAACCATCTTCGTCAGAACGTCGGTGTTGCTATTTATAGCAATGCTCGTACGAATAAGGGTGGCGAGACACGGAACTTCTATCGTCTCGGTACTCCTTCACGTGAGGTTGTTGCAGCCGGCTATCGCGCTCTAGCAGCAGCGTAAGTTATAGGGGAGCGGGATCATCATATTCTCCTACTGTTCATCTCCTCCCGCTCCCCTATTGACTTTAGTAGGAGAATAACTATATAAATAAAACGAGAATGCCTTATGGGTTCTCTTTTTTATAAACCTTGCTAACCATAGGAGGTAATAATGGTTACACATAATGCGGCGGCACTACGCAGATTTGATCCTTTCTTTGTTGGTTTTGATCATTTATGGCAAGAGATTGATCGGCTTGATCGTACAGATGCGTTTGCAAAGCCACAATCATATCCACCCTATAACATTCGTAAACATGAAGATGATGAAACTTATTCCATTGAACTAGCAGTTGCTGGTTTTAAGGAACAAGACATCAACGTTGTATTGGAAGATTCAAAACTTACAGTTCAGGGAGAAATCAAGGAGACAGATGGAGGAAATCTTCTTCACAAGGGAATTGCTCTACGAGCATTCACAAGACACTTCACGCTGTCCGACACTATCGAAGTGGAGGGAGCAGAACTCAAAGACGGGTTACTCGTCATCAGACTCAAGAACATCATCCCAGATCATAAAAAGCCTCGCCAAATCCCGGTTACGTCCGGAGGTAAAGTACTTGAGGCGAAAAAGGAACTCCTAACTGAAGAGTAAAATTGTTGACTTTTGAAATCTTAAGTGATATAAATTAGAGTATGGCAACATTCTACACATCAGTTGAGAGGACGTCCAACGACATCCTGTACGTTGGATATCACGAAGGGCGAAGAGTGGTCGAAAAGATTAGGTTCAAACCGACCCTCTTCGTTCCTACCCGTAACAAAACAAAATTTCGTACACTAGACGGAATTAACGTCGACACGATTGAACCTGGCACCATGATGGATTGTCGGGACTTCATTCGAGAAACAGAGGCCGATAACTTCCGAGTGTATGGTAACAGAGACTATATAGCTCAATTTATAGCAGAAAAGTTTCCAAACGGATGTGTGCCCGATACATCGACGATGAATGTGATGTTCATTGATATCGAGGTGCAGTCCGATCAGGGGTTTCCAGAACCAAATCTTGCACAGCAGCCCGTTACTGCCATCACCATTAAAAATAATGTTGATGATACTTTTTATACTTGGGGCATCGGCGGGTTTGAGGTTGGTAACTCAATCGTTGAGGACAAACGGATCGAGTATATCCGCTGTCAAGACGAGCACACTTTGCTTAAAAGTTTCCTGTCACACTGGAACAAAAATATTCCAGATATTATCAGCGGTTGGAACTCCGAAGAGTTCGACATGCCATATCTCATCAATCGTATTGCTCGTATTCTTGGTGAGGATCAACTGCGTAAGTTCTCATTGTTTAATATCAAACCAGAAGCTCGAGATACATCCTATAATATTATCGGTACTACTCAACTTGACTTTATGAAACTCTTTAAGAAGCTTGGTTATAACTATGGTAACCAGGAGTCATATAAACTTGACAACATTGCAAACGTTGTACTCGGCGAAAAGAAACTCGACTATTCTGAATACTCTTCTCTTGCGGCTCTGTACCGTGAAAACCACCAGAAGTTTATTGACTATAATATCAGGGACACTCAACTCGTCGAGCGAATGGAGGACAAGACAGGGTTTATTGCTCTCGCTATGACACTTGCTCATAAGGCTAATGCGAATTACGTGACTTCTTTTGGGTCTGTGAAGATCTGGGATACGTACATCTACAATGTGTTGAAAAAGCAAAATATAGTTCTTAATCCACAAGATGAAGTTAATAGCGATAGGCGAATTGAAGGTGCTTATGTTAAAGAACCTCAGAAAGGTATGCACGAGTGGGTCTGTTCATTTGACTTGAATTCCCTGTACCCGCATCTTATCATGCAGTATAATATGTCACCTGAAACTATTATGGACGGCGTGCTACCTGGCGTGGATGTGGAAAGTCTATTGTGTCATATAGATCTCAATATTCCTAAAGATGCATGCGTTGCTTCTACTGGCCAATTGTTCAGTACTAAATCAAAAGGTGTTTTCCCTCAGATCGTTGATAGTCTCTACAATGAACGTACAATTGTCAAGAAAAAAGCACTTGAAGCAAAACAACTCCTTGAAAATACTGCCAAGGATCAGGTGTTTGAGAGAGCTCAGATTGAAAAAGATATTGCCAGGTTCGACAATGAACAAATGGCAGTTAAAATTCTGATGAACTCTCTTTATGGTGCTTTGTCGAATAAATGGTTTCGATATTATGATATTCGAATGGCAGAGGCAATTACCATTTCCGGACAGCTTACAATTCGTTGGGCTGAGAATACTATCAATGAATATCTCAATCGTATACTTAAAACAAATAAAGTCGATTATGTTATTGCTATCGACACTGACAGCCTTTATGTTAGAATGGGTGAGCTCGTCAAACAAGTCATGCCCAATGAAACTGACCAAGATAAAATCTGTAAGTTTATAGACAAAGTGTCAGAGCAGAAGATTGAACCTCTCTTAGAAAAAACTTATAAAAATCTTAAAGAATATGTGCATGCCTATGAACAACGCATGAACATGAAACGAGAAGTTATTGCATCTAAGGTTATCTTTACTGGCAAAAAGCGGTACATTGCAAATGTACTCAATAATGAGGGTGTCCAGTATGCAAAACCAAAGATCAAGATCACTGGTATTGAATCCGTACGGTCTTCGACTCCACAGGCCTGTCGCAAGCTCATTGAAAAAACTCTATCAATTATTATGAATGAGGACGAATTTGCCGTACAGAAATTTATTAAAACTGCCAGAAGTGAATTCCAAAAACTAAACCCAGAGGATGTTGCCTTTCCTCGTGGTGTATCTAATCTGTGGAAACAGCAAAAAGAAGGTGTTGGTGTTCCCATTCACGTTCGTGCATCTCGCCGATATAATCAACTCATAAAAGAACTAAATATAAATAATAAGTATGAAGAGATTAAAAACGGCGATAAGATTAAATTTGCTTATCTTAGAATGCCTAATCCGGCAAAGCAAAATGTAATTGCTTTTCCAATTATATTACCACCTGAATTTGATTTAAAAAGATTTATTGATTATGATATGCAGTTTGATAAGTCTTATGTAGATCCAATTCGCCATATTCTTGATGCTATCGGGTGGTCAGTGGAAAGACAAAACACTTTAGAGGACTTTTTTAATGGCTGACATTCCTGCAGAATATCAAAATTTGGATTTTGGTTTCAGTGCCATTGATGAAGCTACATATGTAGCAAATCAAGAGAGCGCTACCGAAACTCCACCTTCTATTGACGAGAATGATTTAACTCGTGTGGTACTCAATGCGCTTGCTCCTCTGGAGGATAAGCTTGACACTCTTCTGACAAGAAGAAATGTTGAAGAATCAGATGATGTGCAGCTTGCCATTGCACAAGCTCAAGATGAAGTAAGAGGTAAAATAACTGAATTGGAAAAACTAATCATGCCTCTGCTTGTAAATCTCTTAAAGACTGCTGACAAAGAATATATTCATTGGCCAAATAGAGCCACACAAGTTCAGTCTACAATAGATAAAGTTTTAGCTATCACTCGGGGCTAAAATGTTTATGGCGTTACTCACATTACTAGTGGCGATTGCCATTTCTGGAGTTGCTGCATGGTACAGCATCGTTGGTCTTATGGCCATCTTTGCTGCCGCTGCAATGCCTATTGCTATTATGGGCGGTGTGCTCGAAGTAGGTAAACTACTTACGGCATCCTGGCTCTATCAAAACTGGAAGACATGCCCGAAGTTATTAAGGGCATATTTAACATCGGCAGTTGTAGTGCTGATGTTCATTACATCGATGGGTATCTTTGGTTTTCTATCCAAGGCTCATATCGATCAGACGTTGGTTGGGGGAGATAATTCTTTAGAGATTCAATCCATAGACCAACAGATTGGTCAAGAGCAAAGGAGAATTAAAGATGCAGAACAAGTCATTAGCCAACTCGATAAGGCTGTCGAGACGCTCATCGAGTATGATCGGATTAGAGGGCCAGAGGGTTCTATCGCCGTGCGTGAAAGCCAACGTGTGGAAAGAAGCACACTCGCCGGAATCATTTCTGATGCGAGCAACAGAATTAAACAGCTTCGAGACAATGCAAGACCCCTACAGAAACAGCAACTTCAACTCGAAGCTGAAGTAGGACCTATCAAGTATATAGCTGCTCTTTTTTACGAAGAAACTAATAAATCAGTTCTTGAAGAAGCAGTACGGTGGGTAATCATCACTATCATTTTTGTTTTTGATCCTCTTGCAGTTTTATTACTCATTGCGGCGAACATGACATTACTAAAGCCAAAGGCGATAAAAAAAGCAGTCAATGTAGCAGACGAGTGGAATGAAATCGAAGTTGAAACTGAAGATGAACCAGAAGAATTTATTGTTGCCGTTGATGAAATTGACCCAGATGCCACGGTAGAAATAACTACAGTCGAGAATCTAGATATTGAAGACAATTGGAAAGAACCATTGTACAATGATGAAAAGCTGAATGTGAAAGAAAAAAGATTAAAAAATAATGAATCAGCACTTCGTCAACAGGGAACATTTGGGCGTAACAATAAATCAGAAACTGATTGACTTTTTTAGAATTATAAATTATAATTCTCCATATATGCTTTTATAGGAGGTTACTGAATGACTGATTTTTTTCGTAATATTGTCAAAGAACTAAACGACGAGAATACACATGTTGCAGCTGACGGACTGGGCTCTAGTGAGTTTAGCGATACTATTGATACCGGCTCTTATATTTTTAATGCCGCTCTTTCTGGCTCCATTTTTGGTGGTGCCCCAAATAATAAAGTACTTGCGCTCGCTGGTGAAAGCTCTACAGGAAAAACCTTCTTTGCTCTGGGTATGGTTCGGCGTTTCCTCAGTGATAATCCCACTGGTGCTGTTTTCTACTTTGATACTGAAGCTGCTGTTACAAAGTCCATGATGGAGGAACGAGGCATTGATGCAGAGCGCGTCATCGTCTCAGAACCTGACACTATTCAAAAGTTTCGGCATACAGCTATCCAGATCTTGGACAACTATGCTAAAGCTGATGCTGATGATCGCCCTCCCATGCTCATGGTTCTTGATTCTCTCGGTCAGCTATCAACCACGAAAGAGGTTGAAGATACTACAGAGGGTAAAGAGACTCGTGACATGACTAAGGCTCAGCTTATCAAAGCCACATTCCGTGTACTAAATCTCAAACTTGCAAAAGTCAATGTTCCAATGATTATTACCAATCACGTCTATGATGTTATCGGTTCATATGTGCCGATGAAAGAGATGGGTGGTGGTTCTGGCCTCAAGTATACAGCATCACAGATTGTGTTTTTATCCAAAAAGAAAGACAAAGACGGCAAGGATGTTATCGGTAATATCATTCGGTGCCGGATGATTAAGTCTCGCTTTACTAAAGAGAACAAAGATGTTGAAGTGAAACTAAGTTATAGCACTGGACTAGACAGGTATTATGGGTTGCTTGATCTTGCCGAAAAATATAATATCATTAAAAAGGTCAGCACTCGATACGAACTTCCCGATGGTAGAAAAGTTTTTGGCAAAGCAATTAATGAAAAACCATCTGACTACTTCACGGATGATATACTACAGCAACTCGAAGATGCAGCTCGTAAAGAGTTCATGTATGGTCAAACTGATAGTGAAGTAATCGATTTAGAAGAAGAGAGTGAAGATGTCGCAGTTGCAGTATGATGTTCTATTCGATGAAAATGTAGATGAAAAGCTAGCAAGAATCAAATTGACAGATGATAAATTTTGTGGTATAGTATACAGATATGATGTGGTATCATTTCAAGAAAGTGAAAATGATGAAGCCACACTAAAATTTGATTATGAAATTCTAGAGTCACCAGATAACATTGACCTAGATTCATTGACAGAAGAAGATCACTCTCAATTTGAGACCACACTCGGCGACATCTTAGTTGAAATCATAACGGAGGCTACATCTAGTGAGAATAGAGCAGACGATACTGGCAAATCTAATCTTTGATGAAGACTATGCAAGGAGAGTCTTACCATTTATCCAAATTGAGTACTTTCAAGATCACACTGAGCAGATCCTGTTTCAGGAGATTGATAAGTTCGTAACAAAATATAATGGCTTGCCTACCAAAGAAACTCTACTCATTGAGATTAATAAAAAAGAATCCGTACCAGAGCAGACATTTAAGAGTCTGATTGAATATATAGATCAGCTCTCATTCGAGAAAAAGGACCCCACATGGCTGACTGATAATACAGAGAAGTTCTGTCAAGAACGAGCTGTATATAATGCAATCATGGAGTCTATTAACATCATTGATGGTAACTCTAAGACTTATAATAAGGAGGCCATTCCATCCATTCTCGCTGAGTCACTAAGTGTGTCGTTTGACAATCATATCGGCCATGACTTCATTGAAAATGCAGATGATCGATATGAATTCTATAATCGAGTCGAGGATAGAATACCATTTGACATTGAGTACATGAATAAGATAACCAAGGGTGGTTTGCCAAATAAAACTCTCAACGTACTGCTTGCTGGTACTGGTGTCGGTAAAACTTTAGCAATGTGTCACTTTGCCGCATCCAATTTACTAGATGGCAAGAATGTCTTGTATATTACTCTTGAAATGGCAGAAGAAAGAATTGCTGAGAGGATTGACTCAAATCTACTCAATATCCCACTCGATGAACTACAGGGTTTTCCGAAAAAGATTTACGACGACAAGATCAATCGTCTCAAGAAAAAAACTACTGGGAAACTCATCATCAAGGAGTTTCCAACTGCAACTGTTGGATCAGGTCATTTTCGTCACTTGCTGAATGAACTGAGTCTCAAAAAAAACTTCAGACCAGATATCGTTTACATTGACTATATCAACCTATGCACTTCCAGCAGATTAAAATACGGATCCAATGTCAACAGCTATACCTATATCAAGTCTATTGCCGAAGAGCTTCGAGGTTTGGCCGTTGAAAAAAATCTGCCAATTATCAGTGCTACACAGCTGAATAGAACAGGTTTCACTAACAGTGATCCTGGTCTTGAAGATACTTCAGAGTCGTTTGCTCTACCAGCAACGGTCGACTTTATGTGTGCTTTGATCTCAACTGAAGAGATGGAGCAACTTGGTCAGATTATGGTAAAGCAACTCAAGAATCGCTACAATGATCCATCTATCCACAAACGATTTGTTGTCGGTGTGGATCGAGCAAAGATGAGGCTGTTCAATGCAGAGCAGTCTGCTCAAACTAATATTGTAGATGATCGTCCAGTTATGGACAAAGCGGAATTTGGTCAGCGCTATGACGAAGAGGAAAACATGAAATGGATGACAAAG